GAAGCGGAGCGGAAAATTGCCGCAGGGCGGATCCACTCCGCCCAAGGAAAATGAGATCCGGGGCCCCCGCCCGGCTGCGGCCGGGTGGGGAGACACGACCGCGCCATGGATGACATCCGGTATTTTGCTGTTACAGTGGCAGGCCGGAGAACGGATGGATTCTTCGCCAGTACGGTGGAGCGGGGCGGCGGATGAGAGAGGCCGCCCGTATCCGAACAGCGGGAATGGAGGGAAGAAATTGAAATGGTTCATGCGGAAAAAACCGGCGGCGCAGCCGCCTGAGGTCCAGCTTCGGGACCAGGAGGGGCATCCCTTCGGCGCGCTGGACCGGTATGTGCCCCTGCGCCGGGGGGAGCTGGAGCTGTACCGGGCCATCCGGGAGGCGGTCCCCATCGTGGACGCCGCCCTGATGAAGCTGGTGCGGCTGTGCGGGGGCGTACAGGTCCGGTGCGGTGCGGGAGGGGCCCAGGCGGGGTTGGAACGGTTCCTTCAGGAGGTGGACACCGGCCGCGGACAGCGGGGGCTCCAGTCCTTTCTGGACCAGTATCTGGACTCCATGCTCACCTGTGGTCAGGGGGTGGGCGAGATGGTGCTGGACCGGGAGGGGCGGGACATTGCCGCCCTGCTGTGCGCTGACCCCGGACAGATCGAGATCCGGGAGGGGGAGACACCCCTGGAGTTCCAGCTGTGCGCCCGGGGGCGGAACGGCCAGCCGGTGGAACTGCCCTGGCAGGAGCTGCTGCTCTTTACCCCATTTCAGCCGGGGACGGACAACCCATACGGCGTGTCTCTGCTGCGCTCCATGCCGTTCCTCAGCGGGATCCTGCTGAAGATCTATCAGGCGCTGGGACAGAACTGGGAGCGGGCGGGAAACCTGCGCTTCGCGGTGGTGTGCAGGCCCGGGGAGCGGGATGGACTCTCCGCCCAGGAGCGGGGACAGCAGATCGCCCGGGAGTGGTCCGCCGCCATGCAGGCGGGCCGCCAGGGGGCAGTACGGGACTTTGTCGCGGTGGGGGATGTGGACATCAAGGTCATCGGCGCGGACAGCCAGGTGCTGGACAGCGAGGTCCCGGTGCGTCAGATCCTGGAGCAGCTGATCGCCCGGACCGGGATCCCGCCCTTCCTCCTGGGGCTGTCCTGGTCGTCCACGGAGCGGATGAGCGCCCAGCAGGCCGACCTGCTCACCAGCGAGATCACCGCCATCCGGCGGAGCCTGGAGCCTGCGGTCCGGCGGGTGTGCCGGCTGTGGCTGAGGCTCCACGGCTGGTCTGAGGACCTGGAGGTGGAGTGGGAGGACATCAATTTGCAGGATCTGGTGGAGGAGGCCCGGGCAGAGCTCTATCACGCCCAGGCGGAACAGATCAGAAAGGAGAACACATGAGGATCCAAAAAACATCCCGGCAGCCTGCCAGCAGCGGCCTGCTGCCCGGCCATCTGGAGGACATCAACCGGCTGAGCCGGGCCTCGCTGTCTGCGGAGGAGGTATATGTCTTCTCCCTGTGTCTGTGCGACAACGAGGTGGACAGGGACCAGGAGCGGTTCCCGGAGAAAACGCTGGAGCAGCTGGCCCCCCTGTTTGTGGGCAAGAGCGGACTGTTCGACCACAGCTGGAGCGCCCGGGGACAGGCCGCCCGGCTCTACCGCACGGAGGTGGTGCGGGAGCCGGAGCGCCTCACCCAGGCGGGAGACGGCTACTGCTGGCTGAAGGGCTGGGCCTATATGGTGCGCACCCCGGACAACCAAGGCCTGATCGCAGAGATCGAGGGGGGCATCAAGAAGGAGGTCAGCGTGGGCTGCGCTGTGAAGCGGGCGGTATGCTCCATCTGCAGTACGGAGCGTGGGCAGGACTGCGGACACAAGCCCGGGGAGGTCTATGACGGAGCGCGGTGTTTTTTCCAGCTGGAGGAGGCCGTGGACGCCTATGAGTTCTCCTTTGTGGCGGTGCCCGCCCAGCCCGGGGCCGGTGTGGTGAAGGGGCTCTGTCCCGCCGGGGAGCCCGCGCAGACCCTCCGGGAGCTGGCGGCGGGCCGGGACCTGTGTATCCGGGAGCTGGATGGGCTGGAGCGGGAGGCAGCCCTGGGCCGGAAGTGGCTGTTCACGCTCCGGGAGGAGGTGGTGCGGATGGGAGCACTGGCGGACAGCGGCCTGGACCGGACTGTGCTGAAGCAGATCACGGACAAGCTGGACGCGGAGGAGCTTCAGGCCCTGAAGCGGGCCTATCAGGCCAGAGCCCGGGAGCGCTATCCCCTGCCGGTCCAGCTGGAATATGCCCAGAAGCCGGGAGAGGAGCCCCGGGAGGACGGAGCATTTTTGATTTGAGGGAGAAACAACCATCAAAGGAGGAGTCAGAATGAGCAAGGTTTCGTTTGAGGACATCGGCATGGTGACCGCTACTTTCGCGGCCCGAGAGGATATGAAGCCCGGTCAGGTGGTGAAGATTACTGGAAACGGCGAGGTGGGGGCCTGCACGGACGGAGACGCCTTCTGCGGGCTGGCCCTGTCGGTGCGGAGCGGGTTCGCCGGGGTGCAGGTGAAGGGGTTCGCCTGTCTGCCAACCTCCGGCACAGTGACGCTGGGCCGGGTGAAGCTGGCCGCCGACGGGACCGGCGGCGTGAAGCCCGTCTCCACCGGAGGTACGGAGGTCCTGGTGGTCAGTGCGGACAACAGCGGTCACACCGCCGTGGTCTGCCTGTAAGTTGAAAAAGGAGGCTTTGAATATGGCAAATCATTGCGACACCATCAAGCTGGAAAAGGGGATGTATCAGGAGGCGGGCCGCTCCTTTACCCAGGTGCTGGAGCGTCTGGACCCCTCCGAGCAGTACAAGGGAACCGGCATGGAGGGGCTGGACGCCTTTCAGCGGCAGCTGAAGCGCTTTGACATCAAGGTGCGGGGGGCGGCCTCCGACCCGGTGGAGAAATTTTTCCGCACCGCGGACTCCGCGGTGCTCTTCCCAGAGTACATTGCCCGCTCGGTGCGCCAGGGCATGGAGGAGGGGGATCTGCTCCCCTCCATCACCGCCGCCACCACCCGGTTCGAGGGGATGGACTACCGCTCCATCACCGCCCAGGCCGGAGGGGACAGCAAGGAGCTGAAGGCGGTGGACGAGGGCGCATCCATCCCCGCCACCACCATTCAGGTGCAGGCCAATCTGGTGAAGCTGCGCAAGCGGGGCCGGATGCTGGTGGCCAGCTATGAGGCGGTGCGCTATCAGAAACTGGACCTATTTTCTGTCACTCTGCGCCAGATCGGCAGCCACATCGCCCAGATGCTGCTGGCCGACGCGGTGGAGGTGCTGATCCACGGGGACGGTAACGACAACGCAGCCGCCGCCTCAGAGACCAAGGGCGCCGGCGTGCTCACCTATGACGAGCTGGTGGACTTCTGGGCGGCCTTCGACCCCTATGAGATGAACACGCTGCTGGTCAGCTCCGATGTGCTGCTGAAGATGCTCAAGCTGGCGGAGTTCCAGAACCCCCTCACCGGTCTGAACTTCCAGGGCACCGGCAAGCTGTCCACCCCTCTGGGCGCCACCCTGCTGCGCACCTCCGTGCTGCCCAAAAACACCGCCATCGGCCTGGACAAGCGGTATGCCCTGGAGCTGGTGCAGGGCAGCGATGTGACGGTGGAGTACGACAAGCTGATCGACCGGCAGCTGGAGCGTGCGGCCATCACCACCATCAGCGGCTTTGCCAAGCTGTTCCAAGGGGCCTCCCGCGTGCTGACGGTGAAGGCGTCGTGACCGGGCGGATCCAGGCCCTGGTCCGCACCCTGGGGGGCGGGACGGATCAGGAGGAGCTGTTGGTCATGCTCTGTCAGGCGGCGGAGACGGAACTGGCGGGGCGGCTGCGCCCCGGCCTGACGCCGGAGGATTGTGAGAGCGCCTTTGTGCCGGCGGCCGCCTGGATGGTGCTGGCATGGCTCCAGGCAGGGGAGGCGGGCGTCGCCTCCTTCACCGCCGGAAACCTGACCATCCACAGGACCGGGCAGGGCGCGGCGGAGCTGACTGCCCAGGCGGAGCGGCTGATGGCCCCCTATCTGGTGGACGGTGGATTTTCCTTTCAGGGGGTGGCAGGATGATGGAGCGGGAATGGGCCGCCCTGCTGGCCCGGTACGGGCAGAGCGTGGCCCTTCACCGGGGAGAGGAGACGGTTCGGACACAGGCGTTCCTCCAAGCGGTCACAGAGCGGGACCGGGCCCAGGAGGCCCCCAGCCCCCTGGGCCTGCGGCGGGAGGACCGCTTTTTATATCTCGGAAAGCCGGAGGAGCCGCTGACGCCGGGGTGCTGGGTGGAGTGGAATGGGACCGGCTATGAGGTGCAGACGGCCCATCCCATTCAGGCTGGCGGCCGGACCTCCCATGTGTGGGCGGTGCTCCGGCCCAGAGACCGGGAGGCGGGCGCATGAGCGGCGGGCTGGATGGGCTCCGGGAGCGGTTGGCGGCTTTCCTGCGGGAGAAAGGGCTCCGGGCCATGACCGACTGGCCGGCAGAGCCTCGGGAGCAGCTGGATGGGCCGGTGGCTGTGGTATCCCTCCGGGGATGTCAGGCCGGACCCGCCGGATTTCAGCACTATCTGGGCGAACGATACGACAAGGAGCGGGAACAGTGGGTGGAGGTCTATGGTCAGAAGGTGCAGTTCACCTTCGGTCTGGACCTCTATGCCCCGCCCAAGCTTGGAGAGGGGGCCATACAGGCCGCCCTGGACCAGCTGGCGGGGGCCTGCGCCGGAGCGGGCCCAGAGGGGCTGGACATCCGGGAGTTTTCCTGCGGCGAGACCGGGTACGACCGGGACAGCCGTCTGCTGAAACGGCCGGCCCAAGCGGTATGCACCGCCTGCCTGTACGCCGTGACAGAGCCTGGCGGCGCATTTTTGGACTTTGAGGTCAGAGGGGAGAGTCATCAATGAATGTGACCACACACGAGCGCCCGGGGGTGTACTCCGTCTATGGCGCGTCCTCCCTGGTCCGCGGAAGCGGCGGGAGAAAAACGGTGGGCCTGGCGGCGGTGAACACCAAGGCGGAGGCCGGCGTGATCCAGACCATCACCAGCTATGAGGAGGCGGTATCCACCTTTGGCAGCCAGGCGGACAGCCAGGATATGGCGGAGCTGATCCGGGTGATCCTGCTCAACGGGGCGGCGGCGGTAGCCGTCGTCCCCGTGGCAAATGCCGAGGGCTATGAGGCCGCCTTTGCGGCCATGTCCGGCATGGAGGACCTCAGCGTGGTGGTGTGCGACAGCACGGACCAGGAGGTACAGCAGAAGCTGCGGGACAGCGTGACGGCCGCCTCAGCCGCACGGCGAGAGCGCATCGCCGTGGTGGCTGGTGGGGCGGAGGAAAGCGTCACCGCACTGACGGACCGGGCCAAGGCGCTGAACAGCGAACGGGTGGTGCTGGCCGCGCCCGGCGGGGTATCAGAAAAGGGGACGGCCCTGTCCGGTCTCACCGCCGCGGCGGCGGTGGCGGGAGCCATCGCGGGACAGGGAGATCCGGCGGTCCCCCTGGGCGGCGCGGAGCTGCTGGGGCTGAACGGGCTGTCAACCCAGTACGGAGACAACGACATCGATTTGCTGGTCCGGGGCGGTGTGACGCCGTTGGACAGCAGGGCGGGGACGGTCTCGGTGGTCCGGGGGATCACCACCAGGACCCGCTCCGGGGAAAGTGAGGACGCCACATGGAGGGAGCTGTCCACAGTATTGATCGTGGATGACGTGATCCCAGCCATCCGGGAGAGCCTGCGTGCCCGCTTCCGCCGGGCGAAAAATACGGAGCAGAGCCGGGGGGCCATCCGGTCTCAGGTGGTGCTGGAATTGGAGAACAAAAAGGCCCGGGAGATCATCACCGGCTACGACGGCGTGACGGTGACCGCGCTTCCGGAGAACCCCACGGTGTGTCTTGTGGAATTTGCCTTTACGGTGGCCCACGGGCTGAACCAGATCTGGCTGACGGCCAGCATCACCATCTGAGGAGACAGGAGGGAGTACATTGAGCATTGCGGGATTTCCCACCAGCAGTGACATTTATCTGGAAGTGAACGGGGTCAAGGCGGCGGTGGTGCAGAGCTATACCGCCAGGGCCTCCAAGACCAGCCGGGCGGTGGAGGCCTTCGGCGAGGAGGAGCCGGTGGCTACTGTCCCCGGGCAGACCACCCATGTGCTGGAGCTGACCCGGCTGTACGCCACGGACGAGGCCATCCGGGACGGGATCGACTTCTACGGCCTGAGCGACTTTTCCCTGGTCATCTGCAAGCCGGACCGGAAGATCATCTACTCCAACTGCCAGTGGAGCGGCATCCAGGAGACCGGGACCCTGGGCGATATGGTTCTGGAAAAGGTGACCATTGTGGCCGGAAAACGGCTGGAGACGGAGGTGTAAGCTGTGGAGGGGTCTATTTTGGCCCGACGGGACTGCCTGACGCTGGATAACGGTATGAGGCTGCGCCTGCTGTCTGCCCTGGAGGTCCTCCAGGCCCGCCGGGAGGCGGGGGGGCTGGCCCGGGCGCCCAAAGAGCACGCCCTGTGCTCCAATGCCTGCCTGCTGGCCCGGGCTCTGGAGACGGAGGAGGGCAGCCCAATATTTTCCGGCGGCGAGGCGGTCCTGGCGGGGCTGCGGGTGGAGGAGATCGCCGCCCTGGCCAAGACCTGGAGCCAGTTTAACCGGGAAGAAAATCCGGCCCTCACCATGGGGCAGGAGGAAGCCGAGGCGCTAAAAAAAAACTAGCCTCCGACGGGGCGGACCGGCTGCGCTGGCGGGTGCTGAAAGCTTTTGGCGCGCTGCCCTCAGAGCCGAGAGCACAGGCTATGAGGGACCGGGACTATGTGTGGTACCTGTCCCACCTGGCGCTGGATCAGGAGGAGGAACTGGAACGGCTGTGCCCCGTCTGCCGCGCCCGGGCAGCGGAGTCCCGATGCCCGGTATGCGGGGCCCCCTCCGGTCAGGGGGAGGGGGCGGTCAACCCCGCCTTTGACCAGGAGCGGTATGAGCGGCTGCGGAAGGGGGCCAAGGCATGACGGACTATCTGGAGGAGTTGCTGGACCAGCTGGAGGAGGAAGAGGCGGGCACCGCCGCACATTGGATGGATGCCCTGGGACCTGCTCTGTTTGATCCCCTGTCGGAATCCTCTGGAAGCGCAGAGCCGGAGGCAGTGGGCCGCCAGGCCCGCAGCCCTGCGGCGCAGAGGACTGAGAACGGCCTGGAAGGGCCGCCGCCGGTCCAGGCGGAGGCGCAGGGGTCCCTGGAAGCGCAGGAAGATGTGGGCGCCTCCCCGGCTTCTGCTCCACAGGAGGCCTGGGCGGCCGCCTGGTCCCCTGCCCCGCCGGAGGAGAAGC